CACCGTGAATATGTCTATTGGCAACATCAGCAAAAACGCTGGTAACGAAAATGTTAAGACATCCGGTATTGTCACCCGTGGCAACGGCGCGGCAACCAAAGGCACGATTGCCAGAGGCCCAATGGCATGAATTACGCCGCACTCAGCGCCGCTATTCAGGCGTACACGGAGAACACGGAAGCAGATTTCGTGGCTAATGTCCCCGTGTTCGTTACGCAGGCTGAGCAGCGTATCTACAATTCAATGCAGTTTCCGTCCATTCGCAAGAATGTGACGGGCTTGGTGTCTCCCAGCACCCCTTATTTGGGGTGCCCTTCAGACTTCTTGGCTGTGTATTCGATGGCGGTCATTGACGGCACTGGCGCGTACGAGTACCTGCTAAACAAAGACGTCAACTTTATACGTCAGGCGTACCCTGTTCCTTCCGACACAGGTTTGCCACGGTACTACGCTTTGTTTGGCCCACAGTCAGGTAACGCGGACGAGTTGACATTTATGCTTGGCCCAACGCCAGACAGCACTTACACAGTTGAGTTGCACTACTTCTATTACCCACAATCCATTACGACTGCGCCTGATGGCCAGACATGGTTGGGTGATAATTTTGATTCCGTGCTACTGTACGGATCGCTCGTAGAAGCTTATACTTACATGAAGGGTGAGCAAGACATGATGGCTCTGTATAACCAGAAGTTCATGGAAGCGCTTGCACTGGCTAAACGTTTGGCCGATGGTATGGAGCGTCAAGACGCGTATCGTTCTGGACAGTTCCGACAAAAGGTGACTTGATATGTCAATTGCACAAACAGCAACCACAAGTTTTAAAGTTCAACTGCTGCAAGCAGTTCACAACTTTGGCCCTGCATCACCCAACACTTTTAAAGTTGCGTTGTTCACAGCCGCAGCAAATTTAAGTGCAAGCACTACTGCGTATACAGCAGGCATGACTGGCGAAGTAGCTAACGGCAACGGGTACACCACCGGTGGCAATACTTTGACAATCTCTGTGTCGCCTACTTCTGGCAATAACACCGCCAGTGTGCCCACAGCTTTTATATCGTTTAGCAACACAAGCTGGACAAACGCTACGTTTACCGCACGTGGTGCATTGATTTATAACGACTCTGTTGCGGGTGACCCATCCGTTGCGGTGCTGGACTTTGGTGCAGATAAAACTGTAACCAACGACACTTTTCAAATAATTTTCCCAACTGCCGATGCGAACAGCGCCATCGTGCGCATATCTTAAGGACTTATCATGAGTACAGAAACTTCAAAAGCCCAAGACGAAGTGTCAGCAAGCTTGACTGCCAACAAAGGTTCCACTGAGCGCGTTGGTGCTGGTGGCGTTTACACGGTTACTTGCGTAGGCGCTGATGGCGTTGAGAAGTGGTCTGATACCTTTCACAATTTGGTTGTGAACGAAGGTCTGCAAGACATGAACAGCAAGTACTTTAAAGGTTCTGGTTACACAGCCGGTTGGTACTTAGGTTTGGTGCAAGGCCCGGGTTCAGGTACTACATACGCCGCTGCAGACACTCTGGCTTCACATGCAGGTTGGACAGAATTAGTTCCCGGTACAGCCTACACGGGTAACCGTATTGCCGTTGTGTTTAACGCTGCTTCGCCAACATTAGCCGATCCTTCAGTAGTAAGCAACTCTGTTGCACCTTCAGTATTCCCCATGCTTGTAAATAGTACTGTAGTGGCTGGCGCGTTTTTAACAACCGCAGCTACAGGCACATCTGGTATTTTGTTCTCTGCTGGTGACTTTACTGGTGGCGACAAAACTGTTGACTCTGGCGATACATTGAACGTTACTTATACGTTCTCTCTTGACGCAGCCTAATAGGTATTGCGGTGTTTGGAGATGCCACATTTGCCCAAGCACCCTTCGCCGCTCTAGGCGGGGCTACAGTGTTGTCGTCTGTAGATGAAGCAGCTACGGCTGCTGATTCTGTTACTCAAGAGACTCGCGCAGGCGCACTTATACAAGAGTTTCTTGCAGCTACGGCAACTGTTGTTAGTTTAAACAACATCATGACTGCGGCTAGGGCTGAAACGGCTACAGCTACAGACACAACAGCAGCCGCGCCATCTAATTTTTTAGCCTCTCAAGCAGAGACAGCTACAGGTACGGATACTCAAACAGCTGTCGGCACAATGCTGGCTTCAATATCAGAATTAGCTACAGCAACAGATGCGCCTTCGGCTACTGCAAACTTGTTAGCAGCTCTTACTGAGGCGGCTACAGGAGCGGATGAGTCTAATGCTAGCCGTGGTTTCTTTGTCAATATTACTGAATCCGCCGTCGGCTCAAATACGCAAAGTGTTACTGTTAAGTTTGTTAGTAGCATACAAGAGTTGGCTTCTGGACTTGATGCGTACGGCAAAGTAAAAGACGCAAACGTGTACCCTGCTGGTATACAGTTAACTGTATCTATAGGTCAAACACTTGTGTGGAGTACTATTCCTACTGAACAACCACCCCCAGCACCCGACTGGACAGACATACCGACTTAAGGATTTATCATGGCTTTAGTATTAAAAGATCGGGTCAAACAAAGCGCCTCGGCTCCCGGCACAGGTACGATTACGCTAGGGGCTGTTGCCTCTGGGTTTCAAAGTTTTTCTGTAGTTGGAGACGGAAATACAACGTATTTTGCTATTGTGGATGTAGCTTCCGGCGATTGGGAAGTTAACTACGGAACGTACACGGCTTCTGGTACGACACTAAGTCGTAATGCTACACCACTGTCTTCTTCTGCGGGTGGAGCGTTAGTTAACTTCACAGGCACTGTTGATGTCTTTGTTACATACCCATCTTCAAGGTCGGCGTATCAAAACGAAGCGGGGACGCAAGTAGTTCAACAGTCTTTTGGCGCAATCACAGCTACTTCTGCGGCGTTGACAACCGGTACGATTACTACCGCCCCCGCCGCTAATACCGATATTGTTAACAAAACTTACGTTGACACGCTGGTTGCGTCTGGTATTCACTTCCATCAGCCCGTAATGGTTGAAAGCCCTACTAATCTAAATGCGACTTACAACAATGGAACTGCGGGTGTTGGCGCAACGCTTACTAATGCGGGAACGCAAGTTGAATTAATTATTGACGGTATTTTTACGTCCCCGGGCGACCGCGTCTTGGTCTATACCCAAACCAACCCAATCGAGAATGGCATTTATGTTGTCACGACTGTGGGTACAGTTTCTACAAATTGGGTATTAACACGCTCAAGCGATGCAAACACCTATGTGATTAACAGCGCAAATGGTTTGAGCGAAGGCTCCACAGTTTTTGTTCAGTTAGGCGCAACAGGCGCAGGCGAGACTTATACTTGCAATACATCTGGCGTGATTACGTTTGGCACAACAGCCATCACATTTGCTCAGATTAGCTCTGCACAGATTTATTCTGCGGGTACAGGGTTAACACTGACCGGTACGCAATTTAGTATTACGCCTACAGGAACGGCTGGCACATACGGATCAGCTTCTCAAGTTCCTGTGTTTGTGACTAACGCCAGCGGGCAAGTTACTTCTGTAACTAATACAGCTATTGCCATTAACGGCTCTGCGGTAACCGGAGCTATTTCTGGTCAAGCCGGATCAGTAGCTAATGCTTTGACTTTGGGCACTTACCTAACCGGTACAAGCTACAACGGTGGAACAGCAGTTACAGCCACAGTAGATGCTACGTCAGCTAATACAGCCTCTAAGGTTGTAGCCCGTGATGCTTCTGGTGACTTCTCCGCAGGCACAATCACAGCAACTTTGTCTGGTAACGCCACAAACGTGTCAGGCACGGTGGCTTTTGCCAATGGTGGTACAGGTGAAACTACTCGCCAAGCTGCTATGGATGCTCTTGCTGGAGCTACTACAAGCGGTTCATACCTGCGTGGCAACGGCTCAAATGTAGTGATGTCAACCATCCAAGTGGCAGATGTACCAACCCTAAACCAAAATACCACAGGTAACGCCACTACAGCAACAACGGCTACCAACTTGGCTGGCGGTTCAGCAGGTACGGTTCCTTATCAGTCAGCGGCTGGTACTACTGCTATGTTGGCTGCGGGTAGTTCGGGGCAAGTTCTTCAGTCTAACGGTGCAGCAGCGCCTTCATGGGTTGCAGCTACTGCAGCGGCTAACAACGGTACACTGACTCTGGCGGTGTCAGGTACAGGCTTGTCTGGTTCCGCTACATTTACAGCCAACCAATCAGGTAACTCAACTTTCACTGTCACCTCAAACGCAACAAACGCAAATACAGCTTCAGCAATTGTCGCCCGTGATGCGTCAGGTAACTTCTCTGCCGGTACGATTACTGCCACGCTGTCAGGTAATGCTTCAACAGCAACAAGCGCAACTACCGCTACAACAGCTACAACAGCCAATGCTTTGGCAACTGGCAACAACTACCAAATGAATTCGTTAGGTGTTGGTACGGGGGCTTCTGGTACTGGTGGCGAGATTCGTGCAACCAACAACATCACTGCGTATTACTCTGATGACCGTTTAAAAACTCGTCTAGGTAATATTGAAAATGCGTTGGCAAAGGTTAAAACACTAGACACCTTTTATTACGAAGCCAATGAAACAGCGCAGTCTTTAGGGTATGAAGCGATTCGTGAAGTTGGCATATCTGCGCAGCAGGTTCAAGTTGTTATGCCTGAGACTGTAGCTCCCGCACCAATTGATGATAAATACTTAACTGTTCGGTACGAACGTCTTGTACCATTGTTGCTTGCAGCAATCAAAGAACTTGAGGCCAAAGTCGCCGCTCTTGAAGCGAAAGGATAACTATGTCAAGCACGTATTCCGATCTTAAATTTGAGATCATTGAGGTCGGCGGCTCTAGTGGGCAATGGGGCGGCATCACCAATACCAACATTGGCACTGCAATTGAGCAGGCTATTGCGGGTATGGCTACGCTTGATACAGGCGATTTTATTTCTAATGTCGCTACGTTAACCGCGACCAACACCCCTAACGCGCAGGACTTTCGTGCGTTTTGTCTAAACATCACAGCCACATTGAGTGCGGCGGGCACAGTCAACGTTCCAGCAATTGAGAAGCCTTACTTGGTTTTAAATAATTCTGTTGGAGGTTTTGCCGTTACAGTCAAAGTTAGTGGTCTAACGGGCGTATCAATTCCCAACGGTAAAGGTTGCATTGTTTATAACGACGGTACTGATGTCGGCGCGGCAATCACGTATCTGACTTCCCTAACGCTTGGCACAGACTTGGCAATTACTGAAGGCGGTACAGGCGCATCAACAGCTTCAGGGGCGCGTACCAATCTTGGCGCG